GCCTAACAACAGCGATAAAGAACGAACTAGCAACAAATGATATTAGACCAATCCATCTTATCACTATTGGGTTCTCTACTCCTATTAACATTACTGATTGTTCTTTTCCATTAACCTCATCAGTATCAGGTTCATCAGTTACTTATTCAGCTTCAGATTTTATTATGGGTATATCTGAACATAGTGAACAAACAGACATAACTAAAGCTAGTTTAAAATTAATTTTATCAGGTGCAGATCAAACTTTTATTGCAGTAGTATTAAATGAAAATGTTACTAATGATTCTGTTACTATTTACAGAGGATTATTAGCTGATGATAATACTTTAATTGCTGACCCTATACTTCTTTATAAAGGCAATATTGAAAATTATTCTATACAAGAATCTGAAAAAGAAAGTAATGTATCTTTATCTATTGTATCTCATTGGGCAGACTTTGAAAAAAAGAATGGTCGTAAAACAAACAATTCTTCTCAACAAAGATTTTTTAGTACAGATGTTGGTATGGATTTTTCTTCTGAAATAATTAGTGATATTAAATGGGGTAGAGCATAATGGATAATATTATTAATTTTTATAAAACATTCAATAAATACAAAAACAATAGTAATAAAGATTTATATTATCATATTGAGCCATCAATAAATTGCAGACAATATAAAATATTTGAAGATGATAAAGGTATTTATGGTTTTGTTAATTGGGCTTTCTTAAATCAAGAAGCAGAAGATCATTATAAAACAAAAGCAATTATTAAAAAAGATAAATGGCAAAGTGGAAGTAATTTATGGTTATATGATATTCTTATATCTAAAAATGCAAGAGAAGTTATGAGTTGGGTTTATAATCATTTTAAAGATTATCTAAAAGTAAATCAATGTATTAATTGGTTAAGATTAGATGATAATAATAATATTTACAGAATATCTAAAAAATACAAAAGGGAGTTTCATATCTAATGGGTGGTGTAGTAGAAACAGCAGTTGAGGTCGTAACTAAAGCAAAACCAATATTTAAATTTTTTAATAAAAATCCTTTAATTAGTTTAGGTGCAAGTTTATTTTTATCATGGGTATTAAGACCTAAAGTACCAGAAATTGAAGATTTTGGAACTAGTGCATTTGATGACTTTGAAAAAGGATTGTTAGTTAATAAACAATCTAATGACATAAATATTCCTGTTATCTATGGAGAAAGATTAGTTGGTGGCTCAAGAGTATTTGTAGAAAGTTCAGGAACAGATAACGAGTTTCTATATATTGCTTTAGTATTATCAGAGGGAGAGATAAACGATATAACAGAAATAAGAATAGATGACCAAGTAGTTACATGGTCAGGAGATTTAGCAGATAATACACAAGTTACAGTTAATAGTTCTGATGCTAATTATTATAAAGATGGAGTTAGTTTAGTTACAGTAGAGCCTCATTATGGAACAGATGGTCAATCAGCATCTAGTTTATTATCCACATTAACTAATTGGGGAAGTAATCATAAATTATCTGGTCTTTGTTATTTAGCTTTAAAATTTAAATGGAATCAAGATGTTTGGGGTGGTATGCCTAAAGTTCAAGCAAAGATACAAGGTAAAAAAGTTAAAACATATAATGCAAGTTTAGTAGAACAAACTGCATCTTATCAAACAAATCCAGCTTGGTGTATATTAGATTATTTAACTGATACTAGATATGGAAAAGGATTAGCAGTTAGTGAAATAGATTTACAAAGTTTTTATGATGCGTCTTTAGTTTGTGAAACACAAGTAACACCATATTCAGGTGGAAGTGATATAAATATTTTTGATTGCAATACAGCAGTTGATACTTCAAGAAATTTAATTGATAATTTAAGAGAACTTATAAAAGGTTGCAGAGGTTATATTCCATATACTCAAGGTAAATATAGCCTAGTTATTGAAACAACAGGCACAGCTTCTATTACATTAACAGAAGATGATATTATAGGTGGTTATGGTTTAGCAATACCAACTAAAAATGAAAAATATAATAGGGTTATTATTTCATTTGTTAATCCAGCAAAAAACTATCAAGTAGATGAGATTAGTTTTCCACCAAATGATGATTCAGGACTTCCTAGTGCAGATCAACACGCAACTATGAAAGCAAGTGATGGTGGATTTTTGTTAGAGGGTAGATTTGATTTTCCAACTCTGACAAGTCAATATCAAGCTGAAGAAATGGCAGAAGTAATACTTAGAAGAAGTAGAGAGGCAATAGGTTTATCATTAAATGTAACTTTTAAAGGTTATGAATTAAATATTGGAGATATAGTTAATGTAACACATTCTTCTTTAGGTTTTTCTGCTAAGCCTTTTAGAATTTTAGGAATGACTTTTAATCAAGATTTTACAGTATCTTTAACTTTAGTGGAACATCAAGATAGTCATTATACTTGGGCTACTAAAGTACAAGCAACAACAGTACCAACAACTAATTTACCTAATCCATTTAATGTTCAACCACCAGCAAGTGTTACTTTAGATGACCAATTAATCCAATATAATGATGGAACTGTAATTGTAGCTTTAGATGTAACTATAGGTGCTTCTCCTGATAGCTTTGTTGATTACTACCAAGTAGAATATAAATTAAGTTCAGATTCAGATTATATTATTTACGCACAAGGTTCAGGATTAAATCACAGAGTCTTAAACGTAATTGACCAAAATACTTATGATGTAAGAGTTAAGGCAGTTTCAAGTTTAGGTACATCATCAACTTATGTAACAGCACAAAGAACTATAATTGGGGCTATCGCACCTCCATCTGATATTGAAGATTTTTCTTGTAATGTTATTGGACAAGAGGCTCATCTTTCATGGACACAAATACCAGACTTAGACCTTGCTTATTATCAAATTAGATATTCAGCTTTAATAGATGGTTCAGCTTCATGGTCAAACTCTGTATCATTAGTTGAGAAAGTATCAAGACCAGCAACTTCAATTAATGTACCAGCAAGGGTTGGAACTTATCTTATCAAAGCTGTAGATAAACTTGGAAACTTTAGTTCTAACGCAACAGCTATTATTTCTAATGTTACAGGAGTTTTAAACTTTAATGCAGTAGCAACTCAATCAGAACACCCTGACTTTACAGGAACTAAAACAAATGTAATTGAATCTGATAATACTTTAAAACTAGACTCATCAGAACTATTTGATTCAGCTAGTGGATTATTTGATGATGGTACAGGATTATTTGAATCTGGTTTAACAAGTGCTGATTTATTTGCGTCAGGAAATTATGAGTTTTCAGCACCTATTGATATTGGGGCAAAACATACTGCTAGAATTACAGCTTCTATAACTCAAACATCAGATAACTTAGATGATGTCTTTGATAGTAGAACAGGAAACTTTGACGATCAAAACTCTAACTTTGATGGAGATACACCAGCAAACTGTAACGCACATATTGAAATATCAACCTCTGATGATAATATTACTTACACATCTTTCCAAAACTTTGTAATTGGAGATTATACTGCTAGATACTTTAAATTTAGATTAGTTCTTATTTCAAATGATTTATCTTCAACTCCTGTTGTTTCAGAATTATCAGTAACTATTGATATGCCTGATAGAATATTTAGTGGTAATGATATTGTATCTGGTGTTGCAACTAAAACTGTAACATTTACATTACCATTTAAAACTGTTAATTATGCTGTCGGATTGACAATGGAAAATGCAAACACGGGAGATTATTTTATAGTTGAAAATAAAGCTGTTGATTCTTTTGATGTTACTTTTAAAAATTCATCAAATAGTGTAGTATCTCGAACATTCGATTATATTGCAAAAGGCTTTTAAAAGGAGTATAAGAACTTATGGCACAACACGATTACGACATAGCAAATCAGGGCTTTCCAGCATTTAGAACAGACTTAAATAATGTTTTAGAAGCTGTTAATACATCTAATTCAGGAACTTCAAGACCAAGTTCAGCAGTTGCTGGAACTGTTTGGCTAGATACTACTTCAGCAACAACACCTACTTTAAAATTCTATGATGGTGCTGATGATATATCTTTAGCAACTTTAGACTACACAGCAAACACAGTTAATTGGTTAGATAGTTCAGTTTCATTTGATATAGTTTCAGACACTACTCCACAATTAGGTGGAGATTTAGACTTAAATAGTTCTGATATTACAGGCACAGGAAATATAAATATTACAGGCACAGTAACAGCAACAACAATAAATGGAACTATAGGAAATGTTGTTGAAGATACAACTCCACAATTAGGTGGCGACTTAGATGTAAATGGAAATGCTTTTGTATCAACATCAAATGGCGATATTGAATTTACTCCTAATGGAACAGGTAAAATTAAATTTAACGATCTAGCTTATTACCCTGAAGCTAGTATTACTTCTTCATCAAACGCAGTAGCATGGGATAGTCAAGCCTCTCCAAACGCAAAACATACTACAACAGAAAATACAACTTTTTCTGCACCAAGTAATGCAACAACAGGAAGTTTCATAAGTTTAAATATTCAGTATGGTGGAACTCACACTATCGCTTTCAATACAGTATTTGAATTTGCTGGAAGTACAGCACCAACATTCACATCAGTTTCTGGTCAATCAGATCATTTAGTATTCAGATACAATGGCACAGTTTGGCAAGAGATGGGTAGAACTTTAAATATGTCAGCAACATAAGGATAAAATAATGTACGCAATAGTAGAAAATAATGAAATAACAAAATTAATTTCTTACCCTAAATCTATAGTTATAGGAGATGTAAGATACCCAGCTAAAATATTTCAAGTTTGGTCGCAATCTGAAAAAGAAGCTATTGGAATTTACGAAGTAGTTTATGATAACTCAAACTTTAAAGATGAGAAATGGTACATTAATACTAATCAATCTTATGCTTTTGCTGATGGAACTGTAACTGCAAGTTATGGAACTGCTACACCTAAAGCACACGCAGATACTTTATGGACACAACAAGATTCAGATGATGGAGATTTACCTGATGACAAAGAAGTTGGAGATGTAAAAGTTGAAGGATTAAAAACAACATTAATTAGAACTATCAAACAACAAGCAAGTGGATTATTAGCACCTACTGATTGGTATGTAGTTAAAGCAAGTGAAGTATCTGATTATTCTGTACCAAGTAATATTGCAACATATAGAGCAAGTGTTAGAACTAAATCAAACGAAATGGAAACTGCAATTACAAATGCAAATGATACTCCAGCATTAGAAACTTTATACACATACACAGAACAAGAAGATGGTACTGTAACAAGACCATTAGGCGAATTTCCACAAGAGGTAATATAATGCCTTTAATCATACCAAGTAATTCAATATCTGCTGGTGGATATGTAGTAGATAATTCATGTAGGTTTAATAGTGGAAGTAGTGATTATTTAACAAGAACACCAAGTGGTACTGGAAATAGAAGAACTTGGACTTTTAGTGCTTGGGTTAAAAGAACTAATCCTGGTGCTGGTAATCAAATTTTTCAACAAAGTCAAGATGGTAGTAATTACATGAAATTATATTTTTCAAGTGATAAAATATTTTGGAGAGGTATTACTGGTGGTTCTAATAGTGCTTATATTGCAACCAATAGATTATTCAGAGATGTTTCAGCTTGGTATCATATTGTGGCAAGATTTGATTCTACAAATGGAACTGCTGGAGATCGTATGCGTCTTTATGTAAATGGAGTAGAAGAAACAAGTTTTTCAACTGATATTAATCCATCTTCAAATTATGATAGTTTTGCAAATACAACAAACCCAATAGATATTGGCAGAGATAATGTAAATAATGCTAGTTATTTTAATGGATATATGGCAGAAGTTTGCATGGTTGATGGTCAATCACTAGCACCAGATCAATTTGGAGAATTTGACGAAGATAGTGGAATATGGAAACCAATAGATGTATCTGGTTTAACCTTTGGCACAAATGGATTCTATTTAGACTTTGAAAACTCTGGTAGTCTAGGTGCAGATGTATCAGGAAATGGAAATAACTTTACTGTAAATAATTTAACTAGCATAGATCAATCTACTGATACTTGTACAAATAATTTTGCAACATTAAATCCTTTATTAAATATTAATGGTCTTACTTTTGCAGAGGGTAATTTACAAGTTGCAACAGGGGGAAGTGATTTGTTTGGTGCATGTTCCACAATAGGAGTATCACAAGGTAAATGGTACGCAGAATTTAAACTAACTGCATTTTCAAGTCAAAATAGGTTTATACTCGGAGTTACATCTGACCCAGCAGAAGATGACAGAGAAGATAAATATATGGGTCAAACATCTAGGTCTTATGCTTACAGTTCAGAAGTTGGTCAAAAAAAACATAATGATAGTGGCTCTAGTTATGGAGACAGTTTTGGTATAGGAGATATTATAGGTATAGCTTTAGATTTAGATAATAATAAATTATATTTTTCTAAAAATGGCACTTTCCAAGATAGTGGCGACCCAACATCAGGTGCTACAGGAACAGGCTCGGCTTTTGATTTAACTGACCCATCTTCAACAGCATCAGGTTTTTATTTTTTTGCTGTAAGTGATGAAAGTTCTTCTCATCAAATGACTTGCCAAGCAAACTTCGGCAACCCACCTTACTCAATCTCATCAGGAAATAGTGATGGTAATGGCTATGGAAACTTTGAGTATGCAGTTCCAGATTCTTACTTGTCAATCTGCTCAGCTAACATTTCGGAGGTATTAGGCTAATGGCAATAATTGATAAACCCTCAGATTATTTTAATACTAAACTTTATACAGGAGATG